CGGTGTTGCCCTGAATGTCAGCCCCCCATTGCCACATCACGCCGGTTACTTGCTCAACTCCACAGGCGGAACGATACCCTGCTTGATACTTGGTTGTGGCAGGGTCAGCACCAACGGACTGTTGCTCTACCACGCCGTAAGCTAGGCCGGTGAACTCACCATAAAATGGCAGGCGCTTGCCAGCGTGGTTGGCCAAATCCCAAGCCTCGTACCATGTAAGAGAGCCGTATGTCGTTGTGCCATCCCCACCGAAAGCGGTCGGGATTTTCGGTGGGCTTGAACCATCAGCAATTGTGACATCCCCGCGAGAATACCCATTGATGCCGTAATCCACATCCATCAAATAAATGTCAACCCACAGCTTTCCATATCGAGTCATGCCACGTGGTGAGCATGATGGGCGGAATTTTAAATCCCAAATAGAGTGTGGGTTAATTGTTCCGGTCGTGTGATAAACGTGGAACCCGCCGATTTCGGTTGAATCTGCCGGAGCAGCAGAATCCCAAGCCACCGCTTGAACCCCATTGGCCGTGGCATAGACTTTATAATCAGTTGCCGACACGAGTGCAGGAAGCGTAACCAAGTCACCAGCAGAAAAAGAAACAACCGCATCACCGACAAGCACCTTAAAGTTTTGACTAGCGACAAGCGACGAACCGCTTAACTCAAACGCCGGAATGCTTGAATCGTCTTTCATAAGGCGTTGAGCCAGATCGTTTACATTCCTGTAAGCGGCTGTGCCTAGGGCGCTTTTGTCTTCCTTGAGATCAATTGCATCCTGCTGAGCAGTTGAAATAGGTTTGTCTACATCTGCCGTATTATCAACGTTGCCAAGGTCTAAATCTGATTTGGTTAATCCGCCGACCATGTCAGACACTTTCTGGCTCGAATAGACCTTTTCGGTGCTGGATGCGGTATCATCAATCACCACAGCGGAACCCATAAAATCCCAAGTTGAACCGTTTGATCGATACAGGCCGGCTTTCTTACGGGTGCCTAAAATCCATGTTCCGGTCGCATTCAACACCAAATAGATTTTATCCGGCTGATCGACGGCGGCCGGTAAATCATTATAAGTATCAACTTCGGTAAAACTGGCGGAACCGCCGCCTTTTTGAGGGTAAACAATCATGCGCTTAATTCATCCACGGTGATTTTAAGTTCGTCAGATTCAGGGTATCGGCGAAGCTTCATATAGAGCGCGTCACCGCCGGGATAAGCAATATCTTCACCCACGATAATAACGGCATCCGTATCAACCGGCACAGCACTCGCACCGGTGTGAAACTCAACAAGACAGATTGCATTTTTCAGGTGGATATAGCTCATCTTATCCGTCACGAGCGTATATTCATTTTTGTTAATCGTTACGGATTTTGTTGCCATGGCGTTCTCTCAATAAATATCAAACCGATCAACCAAACCCACTGTTTCCAATGGGTTTGAGTAAGGGTTTACGTTGGTTAAGACGCGGTGCGTTTCAACTTGATAAGCGCTTCTGGGCGCGTACAAATGTTCAGCGGGTTGGACTGCACTTCCAGTTCAAACCCTTTGCCGAATTTAAGCTCATCCATTTTGGCGTAAACCGGAAGGCCAACTGTGTTGACGGTTTCGTTATAATCCGCCGGAGCGAATCGGGTAATGAATAATCCGTCCGCCCCGACCGGGAAGGCACGCGCTTCGCCGTCAGCGATCTTAACGTCGGATGTGCCGTTGTATCGCTCCCACACGATGCCGCCAAATTCAAACGTGGTGCGCATTTCGCCACGTAGCTCGGCATTCGCCACCGAATTCAGGTAAGTCTCGGCCACTTTTGGATGCGTGATTAGGTTGTCGAAGAAGCCCTTCGAGCAAATAACATGCACTCCGTCGTAAGGCATTCCACCCATGGCGTCTTCCACTGCGTCCAGAATGGCGTTGCATTTTGCACGAATTTCAGTCGTTTCGACGGTTAAGCCGACGGCAATGGTGGTTTCAGAGACACCAAATTTAGTGAACAAGGATGCGGCCGCACCACCGGATGCGGTGAAGTATTTACCTTGAACAGCCGCCACACGGTGTGATTCCAGCGTGTATTCCAGCGCTCGGCGCATGGTCGCCATGCGTTGGTTGACCACTTCCATAACGCCCTGCAAACGGTCTTCCGATCCGAAGGCACGAACGTTCTGAACCGAGTCGGCGAGCACGGTGTCATTTTGTGGCAAATGCGGAACCATGAAGGATTCAACTTGTCGTTCGGAACGACCGCCAACCTGACCGGGCGCGCCTCGTTGCGCGACGTCAATCAGGCTTAGTACGCCATTTTCCGATTCAACAATCGCAGTTGTGGTGTTAATGCCTTGCTCTTCAAAGATACCCATAGCGGACAACTTTCCAGGCTTAAATGGTAGCTTGTTGACTGATGCGGTCAGGGATGACAAGCTGAAAGCGTCATTATTAAGAATGTCTGTTAACATTTTGATTCTCCTGTTTTGGAATTGGGTTTTAGCGCCTATTATCGGGCGATAATTTGAATGGCGGCCAAGTCGGTTTTACCGTCGGCATCGATTCCGGTCAGTTCGGATTCAATGACTTCGGCATGACGAACAACGGCAACGCCTTCGGCGTCGGCATCGGTGGCATCGACCTGTGCATACAAGATGCCGACAGCGGTTTCGGTGCCATCACTGGCCGCGCCATCGTAGGCCGCATATTTACCGGAAACGGTGTCAATGCCGAGCACTGTACCGGCGGCTAATACGCCTTCACCGCTTAAAATAGTGATGGACTCACGTGAGATATGGCCGTTCCCTTCCGACAGCAGGAATGAGCCAGCACGTTTGGTTTCAGTAGTCATAACTGTCTCCTTTGTTTACAGTTGGTGATTATTGTTGACGTCTGGCTGCATAGATTTCAGACGTGGTAATGGATGCGGCGTTGGAAACGGATTGTTCCGACACCGCTACTTTTTGGGAAGCCTGAACTTCAACTTCTCCGGCTTGGAGTAGTTCGCGCAGTTCTTCCCGAACCTCGTCCGGCGTTTGCCCGGATGCGATATAGTCTTTCGCTAAATCCGGCACACCGGCGGCCGTACAGGCGGCGCGAATGGCGGCGTCTGATTTGGCTTTTTGGGTGTTTTGTTGTTGGTCTGGTTGACTGTCCTGATTTTCGGTTTTCGCCAGGCCTGGCGAGTTTTCCGGTTCCAACATGGCGGCTGCTGCATCAATATCAGAAGTGGCGCTTTGCTCTGACGGCTTGGCGGCTTCGTCTGATTCCGCCGTCGGCGCCGGCTCGGATGCCGATGCCGATTTCGATGTGTTTTCCTGCTTTTCTTCCGGCATGGTTGTGCCGGTCGGGTCGATCATGTTCTGGTCGCTCAACAAAGCGTCAATCACATCATCGAACGTGCCGAGTTTGTGTGCGAAACCGGCGTCGATGGCTTGCTGACCGTGATACGTCGTGGCCTCGGTGGCTTTGACAGCTTCCACTGACATGCCCAAGTTTCGAGCGACCGTTTCGCAAAACAGGTCATACAGGCGCGTGACTTCGGCCTGGAATCGGTCGCGGGCTTCGTCGGTCAATGGGGCATGTGGATGCCCGTCTACTTTTCGCTGACCGGCATGGATAAATTCGATTTTGACGCCGACCTTTTTATTAAACTCGGACTGGTCCAGATGATAAGACACCACGCCGACCGACCCGACGCCGCCCGTGCGAGTAATCCAGATTTGGTCGCAGGCGGAAGCAATGGCGAACCCGGCGGAATAGGCCGCATCATCCACACACCCGATAATCGGTTTTTTACCGCGCTGTTCGAAAATAAAATCCGAAAGGTCGCAGTTTTGAGCCGCTTCACCGCCCGGCGTGTCCAGACGGATGACAATGGCCTCAATGCTGCTGTCGTCAATCGCGTCGATCAACTCCGCTTTGATACGCTCATACGAAACCGGCGATTCTTCACACGGCACAATAATGTCGTGCGCGACCAGTGCGCCGGTGACGTTGATAATGGCGATGCCGTGTTCTTTATGGCTGATACTGCGGTGTTCGGATGGCTTGCCATCTTGCTGACTGGCTGAAAGATACCCTCGCAAAATCTGGCCGCCCATGTCCGGGTGAGCGAATAGCGGCTGGCCGAAGGCTTTGGCGTGTAAGGTGCTGACAAGTGAGTTTTTCGGCTGGGGGCGGAAAAGACGCGCCACGGCACCGAAAGCTTTTTGTGTTGTGGACTGTGTTTCGGACATGGTGCCTCCTGTGGTTTTAGCCCAATAAAAAACCCGCTCGATGGCGGGTTTCGGTTTGGTTACGATTTGGTTGTGGTTTTGAATTTTGTTGCTGTTATTTTTTAGTCTTACTCAAGCCAAGTTCGTTTTCACGCGCTTGCTCTTTCGCCCGTTGGGAGTCAATGGACTCGGCGTCTCGATTGCGGCCTTTAACGATATTTTCGCGTGAATCAAAGCCTTCATCCTTCATCATTTTCAATGTCTGAACGTCTTGATACGGATGCACAAACGGCCAGGCCTGCGGGATGTATTCGGCGCGTTTATAGCGATATGGCTTGTCGCTATACTCTGCCGGGGCGTCAAGCCCGTCAAGAATGCAGGCGTCCACAAACTTTGACCACATGAAAACGCATACCTGCTGAATGGTGTAGAGTTCCTGAATCTGTTGAAGTTCGCGGTGATATTGGTTAATCATCGCACGCCATAAGCGGTCATTGATCTTGGAATAATCGCCTGTCATGATTTCGTATAGCGTGCCGTAGGATGCGGCGATACCAAGTAACTGACGGCGCGCGAAGTCCATATCATTAGAACCGCCGGAATCGCCATCGAATAGCTTTAGGTCTTCATCTTGGCTCAATGATGGGAAGGTGCCAGGCTCGACGGTGAAGGCTGGCAGTGGGCCAGCCTCTTCATCATCACTTTCGCCTTCGGTAAAATTGAATTCGTTGGTCATATACTGAATGACGCCGGTGAATTTTGAACGGTCTTTTTTACGGACCAATTCGGCATCGTCGTATTCGTCGTAAGTGTAGGCTTTTACAAAGCCTTGAACACCAACAGGAACGCCGCGGATTTGGCCGGGCCA